TCCCACAGAATGAGCGTTTCCCGCTTCTTATGGTGCTGGACAGCTTGTCTATGCTCCCAAGCAAGAAGGAAATTCAGGATATCACCGACGAGAAAGACACGCGCGATATGACCAAGGCGCAGCTTATCAAGGGTGCGTTCCGTGTTCTCCGTCTCAAATTGGCGAAAGCGAACGTTGGCTTAATCGTAACCAATCACGTTTATGCAGTAATCGGGTCTTATGTTCCAATGAAGGACATGGGCGGTGGCAGCGGTGCGAAGTATGCCGCAGATACGATTGTGTTTTTGTCGAAGAAGAATGAAAAGATCGATGACAAGGTTGCCGGTCAAATCATTCACGTCAAGATGGTCAAGTCCCGTCTCTCGCGGGAGCAGACGAAGATCGATACGCGCATCCTCTATGATGGGGGATTGGATAGATACTACGGACTATTGGACCTCGCCGAAGAAGCTGGATTGGTAAAGAAGGTCGCCAACAAATACGAATTCCCCAACGGAAAAAAGGCCTTTGAGAAAGCAATCCATGAGCACCCAGAACAATACTTCCTTAACGACTTCATCCAGCAACTTGACGAATTTGCAAAGCGCAAGTTTACCTATAATGCACCGATCGGGGGAGGTACGGACGATGCGACAACAAGTGAATCTGAATGATGAACCCGATATGTCGATCCTCAACTGCGTGTTGGGACGACTGATCAATGTTGAAACGTTCGCCCATCCTGTTCTGGCGTTGGAGATCAAACAAGGACCGTATGTGGGCGTGACGTTTTGGTATTCTGCATTCCATATCGACGGGCCGGGTGCCCCTGGTATCGACGGCACCGTACCAGTCAGGTTCGAAACGAAAATCTATGAGGCGCCCGAAGGCTTTGCGCCCGATGAAGCCTTCGATGAATTTTGTGGAGAACTGTTCTTTGCCTGGCTCACCTATATCCAGCAGAATGACATTGCTCCGCTCCTGAAAATGAAACCGGTGAATGGCATCCACTAAACATGATCCCACTAGAACGCACAATCCTCCGACAGCTTTTAGATGCACCCGACTACGCCTCCAAAGTGGTGCCGTATCTCAAGGTTGAATACTTTCATGGAGCGGAATCGTCAAACATCTACAAGCTCTATGCGGCATTCTATGAGAAGTTCAAGGTCGCGCCATCTGTGGCGGCGCTCCGTATTGGTCTGGATTCCATCAAAAGCCTCTCCGAGCAGGAAGCGAAGAATGCTCTAGATGCGCTCAAGGAAGTCGAGGGCGAACCCACATTAGCCAGCGACCAAGCTGAGTGGATGTCGCAGACGACCGAGGAATACGTGCAGGAGCGCGCCGTCTATTGCGCGTTGCAAGAAGCCATCAAACTGATGGATGACCCGAAGAAGGACAAGCACGCCATTCCTGACCTGATGAAGGACGCCCTGGCGGTGTCTTTCGATACTCACATCGGCCACGATTGGGATGTGGACGCCGAGAACCGGTGGGATTTTTACCACAAGCCCGAATTTCGTATTCCGTTTGACTTGGACGAACTGAACACCATCACGAAGGGTGGGGTGCCCAAGAAAACGCTCAACATTGTGCTCGCGGGCACCAACGTCGGCAAGTCACTATTTCTGGTGCACTTCGCCGCGTCGTGTGCGCGTATGGGAAAAAACGTCCTGTATATCACACTGGAAATGGCGGAAGGGTGGATCGCGCAACGTATCGATGCGAACATGATGGACCTCCCAATGGATGACGTTGCAGACATGCCACGAGATACCTATCTGCGCAAAATGAACATGCTTCGCCAAACGTCGTTGGGGAAGATCATGATCAAAGAATACCCCACCGCGTCAGGTCATGCGGGGCATTTTCGTGCGCTGATTCAAGAACTGCATCTCAAGAAAAACTTCAAGCCCGATGTGGTGATTGTGGATTATTTGACGATCTGTGCATCCTCTCGCGTGAAGCTCGGCAACAGCGTGAACTCCTACTTCTACAACAAGTTCATTGCCGAAGAATTGCGTGGTTTAGCGACAGAGTTTGATGTGCCCGTCTGGTCTGCGGCCCAGTTCAATCGTGAGGGCTTCGATGCATCGAACGGGAGTCTGGCAAACATTGGGGAGAGCTTTGCTATACCAATGACTGCGGACTTCATGTTTGCGTTGATCCAGACGGAAGAACTCGAAAAGGCTAACCAAATTGCGCTTCAACCTCTGAAGAATAGATATGCCAAGCGGAATAGCTTCCAACAGACGCTCATGGGGATTGATACCAGTCGAATGAAACTCTATGATTTGACCCCTGCGCAACGTGCTACAGGCGTGGCTATTGCGCTTCCGAATGCGACGGACCCGCACAATTCTAGTGGTTTACCATTTGGGAAACGCCAGCGGCGACCACTAAAACAGCTTCGTAAGGAGCATGAGGATGCGGAAAGCGAATAAATAGAAACGGGGGTTAACCTATGCGTGTAGACGCACTTCACCGGCGACTGATGACGGATGTGAAGCAATTACATGATGCCATCGCGCGCATATTCCCCGTAGAACTTCCTGCGGCCTATGAGAATCGCGCAGTGAACCTCCAAGCGTTTTTGAACCGGCTGAATACGCGGACTGCGGCGTTCGGGATTTTCAACCGAATCAAGCACGATGCCGAGCAGGAAAAGGGAACCGTTGTGAACTCTGCCTGGTGGTATGACAAGTCGGTCCTTCCTGTGTTTGGGAGTTCTGCCGATGTGCATATTCTGTGGCATGTGCATCCTGACGCACATCGCGTAACGTGGGGTAAGGCGGGCTGGAAGCGCCGGCGCTTCTATTACTGGCAGTTTATCATGCACGAATTGATTCATCGGTACCAAGACGTGCTTCGGAAGAAGTATCATGGACCCAAAGCAAATGCGTTGCAGTATGCCGCCACGTCACGAGCACACCAGGAACGCGAAGTCCAAGTCTATTTGGGAGACTATGACGAAGTGGAAACCTATGCGTTCATGACGGCGTTGGAAATCTTCTCATGGTGGCCCTTCATGACGGTCAATGAGGCGTGTGTCTGCGCACACCAATATACGGGACGGTACGTCACCCCAACGTTCAACTACTATACGGTCTGCTTCGATAAGCACGCACCCGCAGTGAAAACGTTCAAACGGAAGATCCGCGCGTGGCTGTCTCTCATGAAGGAGCACCACGCGACCTATGAAATGCTCCGACTTCCTCAATTGATATAAGGAACCGATGCCCACAGGATACAGAGAGTTTATTGACGAGTCGGCGGGGAAAAACAAGCATATCACACATCTAGAAGATGTGGTGGTTGATGATGGTGCGTCAGGCGCCCATTTTGCTTTGGGAACGCTGAAGGCGTTCGGGCGCATGTTAGACGGTGGCACCGTGTCGCGACAGCTCAACGTGAGTGTCAAATGGGATGGTGCACCGGCGATTGTATTTGGTCCTGACCCCGAAGATGGGCGGTTCTTTGTCGCGACGAAGCACGGGGCCTTCGGCAAGTCCCCACGTCTTGCCAAAACTCATGCGGAGGTTAATGCGTTCTATAGCAGCGGCCCCACCCAACCCCTGCATGTGGCGCTCGATGAACTGGCGCTACTTCACTCTCCCGTCGTCCTACAGGGCGATTTGCTCTTTGCTCCAGGTCGCACCAAGCTACAGGATATCGGAGGCGACTCCTACGTAACGTTCCAACCCAATACGATTCTCTATGCGGTAAATGTGGAGAGTAAGCTCGGACAACAGGTGCAGTCTGCGACCCTGGGTATCGTGATTCATACGTTCTACCAAGGCACGACCAAGAACCTTGCCGACTATCGTGCCGCCGGCATGTCCCCCTCAATTTTCTCACAACTCAAACTAACGAAACGAGTTCTCGCGCTCGATGCGGCTTACGATGACGTATCGGGGACCGCCACGTTCACGGATGAGGAAAGTGCGGACTTCACGCTTTCGCTTGCTCGTGTGGAGGCGTCCGCCGCGGCCGTCCCTCGGTCCGTGTATGATATGGTTCGCGAAGAACCACTACATACATTTGTGACAGAGTTTATGAATGCTCAGGTGCGCGTCGGGAAAACACAAATGACGGTGGACGACCTGCTTCTATTCATTGCCGCGGATAAAACCAAAGAGCTTGCCGCACGCAAAACACCTAAAGGTCAGGATAGCGCCCATCGTGTCTACGAAGCGGTGCTGACAGCGGTCCGCGAAGCAAAAGCTAAGTTGACCAATCTGTTCGATCTTCATGCCGCGATTATCTCTGCGAAGAATGTCGTTATTGCCAAGCTCGCGCAAGCGTCTCGGATTGGGACGTTCGTTCCAGCGGGAGACAGTCTCCGTGTGACGGGTCCCGAAGGCTTCGTCGCAGTCGCGCATTCTGGCAAAGCAGTCAAGTTAGTTGACCGATTAGAGTTTTCTCGGATTAACCTTACGACGGTCAAATCATGGCGGTAAGACTAAATACCGAGGAATACTATGGCAACGCCTAGAACTGCGGTAATTGTGTTTGGTAGAATGAACCCTCCAACCACAGGGCATGCCAAGCTCATTGAGTTGCTGAAAGCGACTGCGAAGCCGCTCAACGGGGATGTGATCGTGTTTGCGTCACCATCACGCGATCCCCAAAAGAATCCCTTGCCGTTTGGCGTCAAGGTATCGTTTTTGAAACGACTGTTTCGGGATGTGACGATCAACGCGAACGCGAGCGTGACGGG